AAAAGCGTATTGATGAAATCAATAAGAAAATTTTTAAATCAACTAAAAAACAAGACGTTACTGAAAAGTACATAGATGAAGTTAAAAGCATTTATGACAAAAATAAATAATGAATATATTTGATCTTATAAAATTATTTAAAGTACAAAAAGGTAGAGGTCCTTCACCAGGGGAATTAGCTGATCTAAAAAGAATGATTCAACAAGATCAGATGAATAAGAATGTTATTCAATTTCCAGGAAAAGATAAAGCTAAAGTTAAAGCTCAGATTGATGCTGAACCTAATATGTTACAAAGAGAACTTATGGAAGTATCTGATGATGTATCTCCAAGTTATGCATCGGGGGATACTAAATACAATGCACAAGTTTTAGCAGACGGTCTTGCAGAAAAAAGATTCAACGTTGAGTTTGATGATTTAGATCAATACGAACAAATGGGTTTGTACGATGAATCTTATAAATATCTTACACAATTAAGAAAAAATTTTAAACAACCAGAGTTTCCACCTAAAGCTGTTATGGATAATTTAGACGCTGAAGGACTTGCAAACATCATGAGAAAAAAAGGTATAGATATGGAAGTAGGTACAGCTTCTAAGACTACAAAGAAAAAACCTAATATAGATTCTGAACTACAAAAATCAGAAGACAGTAAAAATATCTTTAATGATTTTTCTACAAGAAATTTAACTCCTATAGAAGCCATGGAAGAAGCTAGCAGTCTTATTGGCAGAAAAGGTAAATATAAAAATATATCAGAGAGTGAGGCTAAGAAAAAATTAGGAGAACTTGAAAGTATTATCAAGAGTGAAAAGTTAGAACCTGAAGATGTAGTAGGTGATGATCTTGGTGATATGTTAAAAGACTATGACGGTGATCCTGATGCAATGGCACAAGGAGGAATCATCGGACTTAAACAAGGTGGTCCACCTAATCCAGGCAGAAGAAGTTTTATGAAACTAATGGCAGGTCTAGCAACACTACCTGTTTTCGGTAAATTTTTTAAAGGCGCTAAAGTTTCAAGTAAAATTCCAGTGCTTAAAAACACAACAACAACTATGCCTGCATGGTTCCCGGACCTTGTAGATAAATTTATAGCTAAAGGTGTTGGTAAAAAAATAGATGAAGATCTTATAGAGTATACAACTAAAGACTTACCAGGTATTAAAATGACAAAATCAGATGATGGTAGAATTTATGTTGAAGGTCAAAATGATTACGGTAGAAGTTACGATATGGAATATCAACCTCCAGGGTATGAAGTTGTAGATTATAAAACAGGTAAAGCTGTTAAAACTAAAGGAGATTTTACAGCACAAGAAGAAGTTCCTGTAAATATGGATCCCGATGGTAATACAGATTTTGAAGGAGAAATTTTAGAAAGCGTCGATGATATTTTAACTGGTGATGCAAGAAGCATGGAGGGATTTGCAAAAGGTAGAAAAATTTCGTTTAAAGAAAAAAGCTATGCGGGTGAATCAAAATCAGGACAAGCAGAAGTTGCAGCAGAAAACCGTGCAGATGCTTTTAGAGAACAAGAAGCAATGGACGCAGAAGATTTTGCCGAAGGTGGTTTAGCTTATTTACTTGGAGAAAAATAATGAAAGATCCATTAGCTTATATTAATGCTATAAAAGAAATTCTTAATGAGACAGACAATGTAGATGACATTGGTCCAGGGCCCAATAATCGTAGTAAGATTCCAAGATTAGATGTGATGCCAAACAAGATGCCAAACAATTCCAATCTTGAAGAAAGAGGAAGCGGAATATTTATAGATCCAAGAGGATTGCAAGACGGTAAGATACCATTACCTGCACAAGAATTAAACGAAGGCGGAATAGCAACACCAAAGCGTGGCTTTGTTGATGAACCAGGAAGCTATGCTGGTGATATAGTTAGAAAAGCAGGGGATGTTGGAAGTATTAGAGAAGTGCTCTCTAAAATTGATGGTAAACCTGTTGGCTATGTTGTTGATATTAAGAGTCCTGGAAAAGGAGGCGCAAGACCTGACATAGGAAAAACTTATTACGGCATAAAAGAATTTGGAGATATTAAGAATGCAGAGGCAGAGGCCAATAAAAAATATAATGAAGTTATTCAAAGAAAAGAATTTAGAAATCTTCAGGGAGATAAACAACTTGTTAGAAGAGAAGAGGTCGTAAAAACTTTTTTAAATTATTTAGAAAACAATGAATTTGATGGTTATGAAAAACTTGAACCAGAACTAGAAAAATATAAAGGATCAGATGGAAGATTTGAACAAATCAATAAAGATTTTAAAGAATGGAAAAAAGGTAAATTTGAAGTTGAAGGAATTGACAGAAAAAATTTATCTAAAGAGGCAAGAATAGAAATTAAAAATTGGTCCCCAAAACCAAGGGGAGACAGAACATTAGTTAGACAAAATGAATTACGGTTTTTAAATGAATTAAACAATAATCAAGATATTTCCCCTGCTAAAGTAAAAGCTCAATTTAAAAAGCAGTTTGGAAAAGGAAAATATTATAGTGACATTACTTTTGACTCTAGAATACAGGATCTTACAAAAATAAAAAGAGAAGGTAGTTTTGGAGATAAAAGATTAACCGCTGGCATAGAGGTAGGAGAAAGAGCCCCTTGGTTAAAAAAAGCTTTATCTGAAAACATATCTTTTGGTAGTAACTATAGCAGAATAATTAGAGCAGCCGATGTACTAGAATCTAAAGGTAAAACTAAAGAAGCTAAAAGATTATATTCTGTTGCAGATAAATTTTTTGGTAGCAACGGTGTTTTAACTAATCTACCTGGACAAGCAGAACACCCCTTATCTGTAACTTATGGTGGAACAGATAATTTATTAAAAGTAGATAGTTTAGTTAAAGGAGATTTAAATCAACTTAAAAGAGTTGTTTTTGATACGCCCCTTAAAAAACTAAGAAGTGAATATAATAAATCAGGAACAACCCCGGGAAGAAGAAACGAAATTAAAAATTTATTAGAAAATAGAAAATCTTTTATGAACTATTTAACTTCTGGTTCGGTCGATAAAGGAATAGCACAATCCGTTAATTTTAATTTTACACCCACAGAAGTTACATTTACTTCTAGTGTTAAACCTATAGACAAGGTTGGTAAAAATTATGATTTTGGAACTTTTGTTAAAAAAGGAGAAGAGTACAGCAAGGTTTTTGCAGAAAAAGGAAAAGAGTTAAATTTAATTACAAAAGGTGGTTTGGCAAAAAGAACAGCTGTTAGTGATAAAGCAATTAATCAAGTTCTACTTAATTTCTGCCCAAGAGCTAAAAAATCAGCAGGAGCTTCAGTAACTAAATGCACTCCTCAAGAAGCTGCAAACAACATGAAAAAAAAATTAGTAGAATTAAAACAAGGTAAACTACCTATTGATGAAGCTAATAAAGTTTCTGTTAATTTAAACAAAGTTGCTAAAGTAGGAGCTAGAGTAGGTACTAAAGGTGCACTTGCAACTTTAGGTCCACTAGGAGTTGGTGGAGATTTTTTTATAGAAGGTATGATTGTAGCCAATGATTATTTAGGAGGAATGCCGGGTAAAGAAGCATGGTTTAGAAATTGGATGAGTATTCCTTTTGGAGGAGGAACAGATAAGGCAGATGCTCTGCAAATGGAAAGAATTGCAGGAACAGAACCCGCTGCAAATAGATATAAAACAGCAATGGAAAGTTATAATAAACTTATAAAACTTTACGATAGAGAAAGCGAAGTTGGAGAGGGGCAATTAGATCCATTTGATTTAACAAGTCCAGGAGAGTATAATTTAGAAGATGCACTTAAAGCAGAAGACGACATTATGGATCAAACTAGATCAATAATAAAACAAAAGGAAAAAGGAGAAGACATATTTAATATACTTAAACAAGGTTCTCCAGAACAACAAGCTTTCGAGAGAAGAGCAGAAGTTGAAAATGTTAAAAGGTTTCAAATAGGTCTTGATCAAGATCCTTTTGCTAGAGGAATTATAGAGAGAAGATCAAATATTTCACCAGCTTTAACTAAATCATACGCAGGTGGAGGACTAGCTAAGCTAGCAGGCGAAAGATTTGGTCAACCCCCAGAAGCATGACCCACACCACAGGGCTTGGCTTATATATTAAAACGTGATAGATAACACTAGGAGATTACATGGCAGACATAGATAAATCACTTCCGAATCAAATTCGTACGGAATTAGAAATTCCTGGTAAACAGGAAGAAGTAGAATTACAAGAAGAAGTAAAAGAAAAAGGTCCGGTAGAAGTTACACCAGAAGAAGATGGTGGAGCTACAGTTGATTTTCAACCAAGTGCAATAAATACACCAGGAACAGAAGCTCACTTTGACAACCTTGCAGATATTTTACCTGATGAAGTTTTAGATCCATTAGGATCTGAATTAAAAAACAATTACACAGATTACAAAATGTCTAGAAAAGATTGGGAACAATCTTATATGGAAGGTTTAGATTTATTAGGATTTAAATACAATAACAGAACAGAACCTTTTCAAGGTGCCTCAGGTGCAACACACCCTGTGTTAGCAGAAGCTGTAACTCAGTTTCAATCTACGGCTTACAAAGAATTATTACCAAGCGATGGCCCTGTAAGAACACAAGTATTGGGAGTTGCTACTCCACAAAAAGAACAACAAGCACAACGTGTTAAAGATTTTATGAATTATCAAATTATGGATCAAATGCAAGAATATGAACCAGAGTTTGATCAAATGTTATTTCATTTACCCTTAGCAGGCTCTGCTTTTAAAAAAGTTTACTATGACGATTTACTAGGACGAGCTGTTTCAAAGTTTGTCCCTGCAGATGATTTAATTGTTCCGTACACGGCTACCTCATTAGACGATGCGGAAGCAATTATTCATACAGTTAAAATTTCTGAGAATGATTTAAGAAAACAACAAGTTGCTGGTTTTTATTCTGATATAGAATTAAGTACACCAGCTGTTGTAGAAAATAAACTTAGAGCAAAAGAAAAAGAATTAGAAGGAACTACAAAAACAGGAAAACCTGATGACATGTATACGTTGTTAGAATGCCATGTTAATTTAGATCTTGAAGGTTTTGAAGACAATGGTCCAGACGGAGAACCGACTGGTATCAAGTTACCTTACATTGTTACAATCGAAGAAGGCACTACAAAAGTTCTTTCAATTAGAAGAAACTATGCAGCCGAAGATGCAAAGAAAAAGAAAATTCAATATTTTGTTCACTTTAAATTTTTACCAGGACTAGGATTTTATGGTTTTGGATTAATTCATATGATTGGTGGATTGAGTAGAACAGCAACGACTGCTCTTCGTCAATTATTAGATGCAGGTACATTATCAAACTTACCAGCAGGATTTAAACAAAGAGGTGTAAGAGTTAGAGATGAAGCTTCTCCAATTCAACCAGGTGAATTTAAAGATGTAGATGCACCAGGTGGATCATTAAGAGATGCTTTCTATCCTTTACCTTACAAAGAACCATCACAAACATTATTACAACTTATGGGTATTGTTGTTCAAGCAGGTCAAAGATTTGCTTCAATATCTGAAATGCAAATAGGTGAAGGAAATTCAAATGCAGCCGTAGGCACAACAGTTGCTCTTCTTGAAAGAGGATCTAAAGTTATGTCTGCAATTCACAAAAGATTATATACTGGATTAAAAAAAGAATTTAGAATTCTTTCTAGAATCATTGCTACTTACTTACCGCCAGTTTATCCTTACGATGTTGTAGGTGGACAAAGACAAATTAAACAAACTGATTTTGATGAAAGAATAGACATTGTACCTGTTGCAGATCCAAATATTTTTTCTATGTCTCAAAGAATTACTTTAGCTCAAACCGAATTACAATTAGCTACATCTAATCCACAAATACATAATTTGTATGCAGTTTATAGAGATATGTATTCAGCTCTTGGAGTTAAAAATATAGATCAAATTTTACCACCACCTCCACCACCAATGCCTAAAGATCCTTCTTTAGAACACATTGATGCTTTAGGAGGAAAACCTTTTCAAGCTTTTCCTGGTCAAGATCATAGATCTCATGTTACAGCGCATTTAAATTTTATGTCAACTAACATGGTTAGAAATAATCCTGCAGTGATGGCGTCAATTCAAAAAAATATTTTAGAGCACATTAGTTTAATGGCTCAAGAACAAGTACAATTAGAGTTTAGAGAAGAAATGCAACAGATGATGGCGATGCAGCAGATGGCACAACAGAACCCACAAGTTGCTCAACAGATGCAAGAAGTATCTCAAAAGATAGAAGCTAGAAAAGCTACTCTAATTGCTGAGATGACTGAAGAATTTATGCAAGAAGAGAAGAAAATTACATCTCAATTTGATTCTGATCCACTTTTAAAACTAAAAGCAAGAGAAGTAGACTTAAGAGCTATGGAAAACGAACGTAAAAAAGAAGCAGATCAATCAAAAGAAGAAATAGACAGAGCAAAACTAGTACAAGCCAGAGAAATTAATGATGAAAAGCTTGAACAAAACGAAGATTTAGCAAATTTAAGAGCAGATACATCTTTAACTAAACAACAGATGTCAAATAGCTTTAAAAATAAGTAAAAATAAGATAGTAATAAACAAAAAGGTAAATAATTATGATGAATTATAAAAAATCTAAAAAAGTAGCAGTACCTTCTCAGAACGTTGAGATAGATCCAAGATCTAAATCAACTGCTGATGGTGCTTTTAACGGAATTCCTACAGGAGATAAGGAAAAAGTTAGAGGAACTAGAAGAATGTTAGCTGAAAAGAAAAAAATAGCTACTTGGTACTAACTTATGTGGTTTTCAGCAATTAAATTAGCTGTTTCTGCTGGTAGTAAAATTTATGCTA